ATTCTTGTATAAATATGCTCTTTTTTTGTATAAATATGCTTTTTGTTCCATAAAATGCCCTTTTTCCTATAATATCGCGGTAAAAAATGCCAAATTCTTGGCATTTTTTGGTATAATAAGTGAGGAAATCGGCTATTTTTTGGCGTCCGTTCCATAACTTCCATAACTTTTTTTTGGTTGTTCCATAAATTATGGAAGTGTTCCATAACTTTTTTTTTGTCATTTATATCACCAGTGATATCATTTGGTTGCAATTTAGCTAAAAGTTCCATTTTTTTATGGAAAAAGTTATGGAAGTTATGGAAATTATGGAACGTTCCATAAAATTTTTTTTGTGTTTTTCCCTCTTTATTAAAGGACGCCGATGACGAAACCCATTGAAAGAGTAGGAGTTACAAAGTTTGGTATAATATTATTTACCTTTATATATATTGTTCCATAATTTCCATAAGACTTTTACCAGAGAGCAACTTTCTTTAAAAAAATCGCTCTCTGGTATATATAGGAAATTTTATGGAACGAAATTGTATATTTTAAACGCAAATATGCATTCAATTTCTAATCAAAAAAAAGAAAAAAAAGTTCAACTTTTTTTTAAAAAAGTGTTGACATTTCCAGTGAATGGTGATACAATAACAGTAGAGATAAACAAGAAAGAAAAGTCAGCTATCTTGGATATCATCACAATTTAGAAAGGATGTAACGAAAATGACAAACATTATCGATGACATCAAACGAATCGCATTGGATGTAATCACCTACGGTGACGCGCCATTTTGGAGCAACATCAGAGACCCTCGCGGGCTCTACTGGGAAAAGAACAACTTGCAAGCCTTGGCAGGTGGTGACATGTCAATCACTGGAGGCGATCACGAAGCATGGCACACCAACATGATTGACGCGCGTGATAAAGTGGACGCTATGGGGGATATCAACCTACAGCTCCCGGTCTTGGTCAAAACAGTGGGTGACCTGCTCGCAATGGATCAAGAGCTACTCGCAACAGCCCAAACAAAAGCCAAATACGGCACACCAATGACGGACACTGAAACCGAAGCGCTCAAAATGATCAATATCACACAAGCTGAACGCGACACACTCACCGCCGTGATTAATGAGCTTCGCCGGTTGGAAAATATCCGCAACGCTAAAGCAACCCTCGCAAGCTTGGATAGCAAACGAGTAGCAACCATGGCACAATATGGAGCGGATGCGCCCGAGTACGTAACCGCCAAAGCAACATACGACGACTACAAAGCACGAGTGGAAGCCATGGAAGCTGAACTTCCAAAAGGCAAATCTACCGCCTTAATTTGTAAAATTGTGAATGCGATGTGCTCAACTACCTTGAAAGTATCAACCTATGGAGGCCGTAACGTATACAGCTACAAACGGACCGCCCCAGATGGATTTGTAGAAACCTACACATCGACCGACGCCCGCACATGGTGCCGAGCTTGGGCTCACATCCCAGTCAATGCCACCACGGATACAATTGTGGCTGGCGTGATGTTACTCCTGAGTTTGTACCCAATCAATAAACGCGGGGACACAATGGCACAGGCCGACAAATCAGCCAAATGCGATTACATCGACCGATTCGCAACCATCATTGACGAACAAAACGGAAAAGGCGCGTTTTCAGCTTACCTCCTTTACCCTTGGTTATACATGGGGGATAAAGATTTAGCAACTCGCCTTGGATTGCGTCGCCAGTTTGTGGTGGGACTCCTCCCAAGTACGGGTAAATCAATCGCTGGTAAGTTCTTGCAATTGTTATACGGTGGGCTAGTCACAGCAGTTGGGCCACGTGTGGAAGCGACGGCCTCAGGATATGCAGGAACCAAGAACGCCTGGAACTCTAAAGTGTGGCAATCAGCCATCGTCTACGTGGACGACGACAGCGCGGACGTGGCAACATATGGAGGCTCACGAAAAGAATATTATAAAAACCTATACGATGAAAATGCAATGACCATCGGTCGAGCTGGACGGGAACAACAGGTGACTTTTTTGGGTGTAGCTTACGGAAACGTTAACAACTATGACGCGAGCCTCCTAGACGCGCCCGAAGTCCAAAAACGGGTCTACATCCTCCATTTGACAAAGCAATTCGGGGAAATGTTTGACCAAGACGACGCCGGCATTTATCACAGCATGCTCTCAGCTGAATCAATTATCAGCCGTGACGCCTTGGTGAATTACTTGACCGAACACATGGACGACGCGGTCAACTGGTTGCTAAACTACGAACAACCAGCAGAGATCAACAACAAGTACGCGCAAGCGGGCACTGAAGTTTATAACGTGATGGCCTACATTGTCTCACGTTTGATCGAAACACAAAAAAACAACCCCGGAAAAACGACCATGATCCCACTGACCGAAATTAAACAACAATTTGGGGGATATGTTAATAGCGCGAGAATCACACAAACCATGATCCAAAACCTACCCGGCAACCGTTTCGTGGTAACCGCCGGCTCTTACCAATATGAAGTGCTGGAAGACAAAACGGTCACAGATAATATCATTTTAGGCAAAACGCGAAAAAGCAAAAAAGCCCAAATGGTCCGCCTTGCAAATGGTGTGACCTTTGAGGATTTCGACGACCTGAAACCGGATGACATCACACCGGAAACGCCCGAAAAGGAAAAAGAAAAAGAATCACCATACACACCCGACAAGATCGGCGCATTGTTGGCGCTTAAAGACACTGAATGGCTTCGCCAACTCACAAGCGCACTACCGGATCACTTAATCGAGATGCTCCGCGATAAACTACGTGAAGCGCTGGATCTATAACAAGGAAAGGAATTCACACCATGACAAATAACCAATACACACCCGAAGAACTACAAGCCCTCATCGCTGGCTCAGCTCATAAGCATATGGATTTTGACGAACTCGCCAACCGCATTAACTATAGCGACAAATTGGCAGAAGGAATTTGGAAATCAAAACTCAAAGATGGACAATATGAGCCAAGTCACGATGGATTCATCATTCAACCACTTGAATCTCGATATGCACCAGTAAATCCGGCGGATGCTGTGAGGTGTAAAACGTGGGAAGCATTCACGCGAATCTTTAGACAAGGCGCCATGGCTGAAGCCGAAAACATCAGCCGGTACTTACTGGACGGTGTCCCAATCATTGACGCAACACACGAACAACTCACACAAATCAAAAACGACGAGAACCCAGCCTACCAAATGACAATGTTTAACCTTTGCAGATATCGTGAACCCGGGACCACTGGCGCCAGTAATGTGATTGAGACGTCGGCGGTACTGGTCGACATTGACGGAACCGACAAGCCGACCGAATACATTTTGCAGGTGGTCGACTCGTTACAGGTTGATGCCTTGGTGGTGTCATCGATGAGGGACAAGGCGGACAAAGTCAAAGTCCATATCATCCTTCCAGTAACGCGACCAATTACCCACGTGCGAGATTACAAACGCACATGGCAAGCAATCGCGGACACGCTCCAAGGTTACGGCGTCGAGGTTGACAAACAAGTCAAAGACATGACGCGACGGATGTATGTGGCCTCATCACTTCGCGTGATGCATCGCACCGTTAGAAATCGCGCGATCATTCCATGCGATCAACCAACACCGGAAGAACTCGCCAAAGAAGAACGAATCCAACAATGGCAACAACAAATGAGGAACCAAACCGCAAGCGTCGACGATATCGACCGCGCCATCATGACGGTAGCGACGGCACCGGATGGAGAAAGAAACTCAACCCTAAACCGGGTACTCTATCGACTCCACAAAATGGGCGCAAGTGAGAAGGATTTGCACAACGTCGCCATGGTGTCCAATGTTGAAACGGACGCCGAACGCCGGGCCACTTACTTATCAGCCACTGGTTACACATACTAAGAAAGGAAAGGAAGTAACTACCATGACAAACACCAACACCAACAACAACAGCCAAAACATTTACACACCGGTCACATCTTTTGCGCCACTATATCCGACGCGACCACACGATTTTAAGAAAGCCGACACATGGGTGATCGCTATCGATCCGTCCACAACATCGACCGGTTACGCGGTCTATGACGGCGAAGTGGACGCCATCATCTCAACAGCCACCATCACCCAACCGCAAGACCTGCCGATCAGCAAACGTTACGACCGCATGCGTGCGGAAGTTTGGGAACGAATGGCGGAAGATATCCACAAAGCGGACGACATGGGCAAAAAGATCATTTGGGTTGTGGAATCCTATCCGGGCACGCTCGGCTTTATCGACCGCACTAACTCGGCTTGGTATATCCAACAGCTATCGGATACGCTCCTCACACTGGCACGACTACAAGATGACTACGTGATCCCGACGCGTACTTGGTCATGGCGTCACCTGCACGGACTGCCCACATCTTGTGACGCAACCACGCCCGACATGCTGATCGGAATTCCTGAAGTGGCGGATGAAGACGACCACCACATGGAATATCTAACAACCGCACACAAGCGCGGGCATGACTTGCTCAAAAGTTTATCAGTTGCGAAACTGGAACATTTACGACAACTTAACCCGGACCGGTTCCTCGGTGTCACTGACGAAGGTGACGACGTGGCGGAAGCGGTGCTTATGGCTTTGGCTGTAGTAGATGGCAACAACTACAACATGACCAGCGACGCGTACCGGCATTTGGATATTTTCGGAATCGTGAAAACTGAAACCGTCCGCTCTTGGCATATCTCAGCGCTGGGTGATCTTATCATGACGGATCAATACCGCGTGGCGCACGGTTGGCCAATTGACCCCAAAAAAATGGAAAGCATCATTAATGATGCGGACGGCTTGGCAATGTGGGCACTATCCGCACATCAAGAGGAAGCACGGCAAAATGGCACCACCATTTGGACGCAAGAAGAGGAAGACAAGGCGGAGGGCGACGCGGTATGATCTATGTGCATCACATAGCCACCCTTCACCGGATCCCGTCCATCCATCATGACTTGCTGATGTACGTCAAGCGCTTGGAAGGTTACGAACTGGACGAGGACGAAGACGGACACCTAAAGACGCACCCGGAACTGGCAAAGACCTTTCAGGGTAAAGATCTTGTCCGCATGTATGTCTTACGCATCGCGGACGATGTCGTCATCACCTGCAACGCCCAGAGAGCTTTGCGCCTCTTGGTTGCAAGGACACGGCGAGAACATAACGAGCCACCCTATCGACCGGGTGACAACTACACGCCAGCCGATGATCACCGAGTGATGAAACTAATCATCAACCACGCACGGGCACACCTGCCAGAGATCCGCGCGATCCTAGCGAGTCACCCAACCTACCACAAGGCACCAAGCACAAACAAATGAGATGAGCCGAGCTCATCTTTTTTTATTTTTTAAGAAAAAATTGTTGACACGCGCGGGGAAATGTGATACAATAGAGACAAATAAGAAACCCCCCCCCTTTGCGGTTGCATTATAGGGGGACACTAATCGACACGGGGTCCCTCGCTCGAACCTCCCGGGAATTTTTGCCTGAAAAGTTTTTGAGGTTTTAGGGGCCCGCGTAATAAGTGGAGCGGGGTTAAAAACTGAGATAAAAAAGCCATATTAAGTGAGAAAATCTTAAATGAAAGGGTGTGAAAACTTGCCGAAACCTAGCATATACGAAAGCAAAATCGTGCCAAACTTGGCGAAAATCCGCACAGCTCGGATCAATGGTGCGTCAATTAATGACATTTCCGAAATGCTCGGCATTGCTGGCTCCACCCTGTACGGCTACATGAGCAAACACAAAGACTTTCGCGCCGTCATGGATGAAGCAACACACCAAATGCACTCAACTATCGAGGCCACGGCCAATCAGTCACTTTTAAATAAACTGCAAGACCGAATGGTCATTACTGAGCAAATCATCGAAGATGGAGTGATCACCAAAGAGAAGCGACAATTGGTTAAAGCTGACACAGTGGCGATCATTTTCGCGCTTAAAGCTAGGAACCCCGGCAAGTGGGATCCATTGGGGGTTGCTCGCATTGAGCAAAAAGAGCAAGAGGACGACCTAGGCCAACAAATCAAAGACATGTTGTCCCAGTACACGGTCACACCTGTGACGGATAAAAGTAAAGCAAAGGAAAAAAATGACGATAACAAATGAAGCTCAACAGCAAACAGCCTCGAGACCTTGTTGCGAGTCGGTTTTGATTACTTGGGCATTATTGACCCTTACGACCGCATATTGGTTGCGCTGTCGG